TTATGATCAGCTAAGGCACAGTGATAAATCTCGTGACCCATAATAGCCATTGCTTCCCTATCATCCCAGATCTTAGCAGGTACAATATGAACGAAGCATACATCTTCTTCTTCATCTACAATGGCGAAGCCTCTTATACCTGTGCCCTCTGGTAGATCCCCCCCGGTAGCTTTCGAGAAAGCTCTTGTTAGCCGTTCCCGAGTAGTATAGGTTATTAATTTAACAATAAAACCAGTCCGGGTACTTTCGATTGTATCATCCAGTCCATACTTAGCTAAATCAAAATCATCAAGGGCATAAGATTTGCTGGCCGTCAATAATAGCATTAAAACTGCTAATAATATCTTCATAAATCCCTGGGGTTGTTAACTAATAAATATATTTATATTATTTATAATATGGGAGAACTATGGATTTTTTACAAATAGTCAGTGAGGTGGGTTTCCCGATTGCTGGTGCAGGTGCTGCAGGATACTTTGTATTCTTAACAGTTAAGTTTATCTTAGCAGGTGTGACTGGTGGAGTATATCGCCCAACCACTAAATAACTGTTTCCCTCCAATCCTTACCATTCTTACGATGACCGTTCCAAGCAGCGAAGCCTCCTAATACTAATGCATAGTAAGCAAGATAGTTAATGAATCTAAAGCCATTAACTTCGATGTTTATATCCCTAAAGATTTGATCCGCTTCAGATTGACCATGAATCATATGAGCGACTTTCTTACCCTTCTTTAATAATACTTCATATTTGTACATATAGTCATGTACGAGGCCACCAATTAACAGTACCCCCATTGGGCTTAACCATGAACGTAGAAACTTAGGAACTGACGCCCCGTCGAATGTAAAGCCTTTAGGTATAATATATGCTTCACCGTTAATGGAGAAATGAAAATCTTTAGTGATTTCCCAAGTGCGCGAAGTCATTAACCATAACCAGATACCACCCCAAAAACCTTTTAATTTAGTCTCGATTGATATCGGCATCATGTATGGCATACCTTTAGGTTTAAACTCCATTGAAGAGTTGGCTTGCCCGGCGAGGTTAAAATAAAATGCCCCAATTATAATTAGAATTCCTACTAGGGTAATTTGCCAATAGTCAATTAATATTTCTATTTGCATTCTCCATTACTTTTTGATTTAAGGTGCGAGATGCCTTCGCCTCTGCTTTATACTGATCATACTTCATTTGTCTATTTCTTCTACGTTGAGTTGCCCAAGGCGTTATAACCCAAGCAAATAATAAGAAGATGATTGCTCCATATAGTATAAGTTCTTTGAACTCGCTCCAGATATATGCTACCAATTGTTTTTTACTTTTGATATCTTCAATCTTAGGCTTGCTATCAGGCATCACAGCATCAACTGCTAATGATGTACCAAGATTAATTAATGCCGGGACGGGGCCGGCTACAGCGTACGTTACTACCGTGGTGGTTCCTGTCTTAACAGTATCCTTTAAATTAAAGTCGGTTAAACTGCAAGAGGATAGAAATAATGATAATATAACATAACGGAGCATGATTATCTGTTCCTTACTCGACTTCAACCCAGTTAGTTGTTTCTTCATCCCAAGTGTAATGCTCTGTTGGATTGCCATCTTCATCTTTTTCAACCTCTGGATGAGGTACTGGGGCTTCCCACTGACAAGTTGTTTCGTCTAAAGCCCAACTAGAGTATGGTTGAGGTGCTATGAAAGCATCTCTGGTAGCATCATAGGTGTAACCTACGCCTGCATAGTTCTTTCTGAAGTTTCCGTTGTATGAGGTTTGCTTATACCATCCCCCACCGTAAAGTGTTGTTAAAAAATCAACACCTACTTGTTCTTGTTCGTTACCATCACTATCTGTGATTACTTCATTATTAACAACTTCAACTTTTACTACAGTATTGTAATTGTCTAGTCTTGCAAAGTGTGCCATAATAATCTCCTATGCTGTGTATGTGCCTGAGCCACTAAAAGTTAAAATTGTATCTAAGCCTGAAGAACCAACATTTGGCGCGCCAGTTATTGTTCCTGAATAATCAGAAGTAAGCATACGCAATACAACAACACCAGAACCACCTTGACCTCCAGTAGTTCGGACACTACTACCACCACCTGAACCTCTACCTACTGTACCTGCATTACCAGCACCACCACCAGAACCATTACCACCACCATAAGAACCAGCACCGCCAGAAACACCTCCACCACCGCCACCGCCTCCACCAGCATAACTAACTGCCCCACCAGTGATTGATGAATTTAAACCAGTACCACCAGTACCGCCTGCTGAACCAGAACCATTACCACCAACAGCACTTGCACCACCACCGCCTCCACCACCATATTGGGCGGTGCTATGACCATTACCACCAGCATATCCTTGGTTAGATGTACCAGAACCACCAGAAACACCGTTACTTGCTCCACCGCCAGAACCTCCCGATAAACCAGAACAATTTTGTGCTTCAGTATGTCCACCACCGCCTCCACCACCAGTAGAGGTTATAGAGCCAAATACTGAATTAGAGCCACTATCAGCACTACCATAATCAACTGAACAACCAAATGAACCGTCATTACCCATACCTGCACCACCAGCTCCAACTGTTACTGTATATTCAGTGCTCGAAGTAGCTGTAAAAACTGTTTCGGACGAACCTCCACCACCAGAAGTTTCAGAATTATAAGAATTACGATAACCACCAGCACCGCCTCCACCTGCTCCTCTTCCACCAAAGCTACTAGGATAATTATCATTACCACCACCGCCACCGCCAGCAATAACTAAATAATCAACATTATAAGTATTAGCAATAGTAATACTATCCGCAGAACTCAAAGCAGAGTCACCATAAGTACCAGCAATATTTACTGATTTAGCAGTTACAGAATAAGTAGCTTGTGCTGTGAATTGAATAGTTACTACAGGATTGCCAGTAGTAAACCCAGTTACCACCACAGTATTACCTGACTTAGTACCAGAACCTGGACTAACCGTACCAAGGTTAAAGTTACTAGAACCCATATCTAAGATAATCTTATCATCATTAGAATCAGTTGAAGTAATCGTATATACAACATCAGTTAAGGTGGCTACATCAGCAGGTGCGCTTATAGTTGGTGCTGTTAGGTTGAATCCAATATTCTTAGTAACTAAAGCACTATCATCTAATCCAAGAGAAGTTGTGGTCGCTTTAATAGTATAAGAAGGAGTACCACTTGTATGTGTTACTACAAATACACCTGAACTATTCACTGAACCTAAAGTACAGTTAGTTCCTGTTATGACATAAGTAACATCATCTGACCAGTTACTAATAGTGTGTGATACAGTGCTGCCACTATCTACAAATAAAGTACCTGTGATACTAGGTGAGTCTAATGATGGTATTGATATAGTTTGCCATGATGAAGTATTATCACCATCTTCCCTCAAGAACTTGGTTCCACCTACTTCCCCGGTGGACTTTACTGCTGTTCCTTCAGGTGTATGACCAGATACATTACCTAGGTGTTCGCTTTTTACGTCGCCCGTATCTGCTAGCAGATCAGCTATCCGTCTTGGTTTTCCCATAGTTATAATTCCAATATATTATTAATACTATTTATAAAAGTTGACTTCTAGCTTGTTTTATTATATAATATAACTATGATTGAAGAAAACTTAGCAACAGAAGAAGGGTTCGCCCTTGACATCGAAAGAATAGTAGTGAAGGATAAGGTTAATTATATCGACGCTATTGTTGAATATTGTGAACGTAACGAGCTTGACGTGTTGGATGTGGTACATCTTATATCCAAGCCCCTTAAGGAGAAACTTGAGTCTAATGCGATGGAACTAAACATCGTAGCTAGGCAAGCAACCCTTCCTATTTAATATGGATGCATTTCATGCTTATAAGATATACATAGCGTTGAAGAATCACTTCAACCAGCCTTCTTATGACTATATTAAATATAACGGTAAAACAAACGTAACACAGAATTCATTTATGAAGAGAAGAGATAAGGGGTTCTTTAGTAAAGCCTCGAGGAAGTATGGGGGAGATATTAAAGACTATTTCATCGCTAATATGATTAAAGATCCTGATAAATGGATTGGTGATTACAACGAAGAGAATTACATTGATTGGATGAAGAGGAGGGATTCCCTTTCATACATCTTTAAAAATGAACTAGATGGAGGAGATTTTAATAAGCTGTTTGATATAGCTGATAATAATCATCCTATCATCTTAAAGAGATATTTGGCTAGTGCTATTTCATTAGAGACATTAGTTATATTAGACAACCTTGTAGGGTTTACAAAGGAGTTTGATAAGAAAATGGAAGATGATTTCATCTGGCCAAGTATAAGTACCTTGATTAAAAAGTATAAAGTTTTTATCAAGGTAGATCGTGATAAATATAGAGGGATATTAATTAGTCAGTTTAGTTGATTTATATCTTGATATACTATATAATATAATATAATACAATAACAATACGGAGACAATACGATGTCATTAGAAGCGTTAAAAGGTAATAGCAACCTTAACAAACTGCTACAACAAGCAAAGACAGAAACTAAGAAAGAGACATATGGAGATGATAGACTTTGGAAACCTGAAGTTGATAAATCTGGCAATGGATTCTCTATTATTAGATTTCTTCCAGCACCCGAAGGAGAAGATCTTCCATGGGTTAAACTCTGGAATCATGCCTTCAAGGGGCCAACCGGTCAATGGTATATTGAAAATTCATTAACAACCATTGGTAAAGATGATCCTGTATCTGAGTATAATACTTCCCTTTGGAATTCAGGTATTGAGTCGGATAAGAATATCGCAAGGACACAAAAACGTAAGTTACAATACTACGCTAACATCCTTGTAGTGTCAGATCCTAATCATCCCGAGAACAACGGAAAGGTATTCTTATACAGATTTGGTAAGAAGATCTTTGATAAGGTTATGGAAGCTATGCAACCACAATTTGAAGATGAGAGTCCAATTAATCCATTTGATTTCTGGAAAGGTGCCAACTTTAAGTTGAAGATTCGTAAGGTAGAAGGCTATTGGAACTATGATAAGTCTGAGTTCGATACGGAAAGTGCAATCGAAGGTGATGATGAGCAATTAGAAGCTCTTTGGAAGAAGCAATACTCCTTAGCAGATTTTGTTGCCGACAAGAACTTTAAATCTTATGATGATCTTAAGAAGCGATTAGATACAGTTCTATCTGGTAAGATGAAGATGCAAGAGACTATCGAAGATGATGCTACATCATTTAAACCAGCATTCAAAGCAGCAGGAGCTCCCGAAGCGAAAGCTACCGAGAGTGATGATGCCATGAGTTACTTCGAAAAGTTAGCTAGCTCTTAATACTCGTTTGCAATCAGTGATCTTACTTCCATATCAGGATTTAAGACTGCTGGTTGCATTATATTAGTATCCTGTTTATTAACTGAATTATCATTTAAGATATTAGTTACACCATCTTTCGATTCTATCCTAGAATCATTCCCTTTAATATTCTTTTGAAGATCATCTAATACATTAGCTCCCTGTGGTTCCAGCGCCTTAAGGGCATTTCTCTTAAGAATTTCTTTTCCAATGCCTATCGCCTGTAGACTATAATTTCGGCCATCAATACTAATCATGGAGTCCTCTGTAGCAGGTACTAGTTCCGATAGTACCTCGGGCCCGAATGTTTGTTCAGCTAAGAGAGCTAAACCACCATCATCTGCCATATTACCTCTCATTCTATTGATGCTTCTAATACCCTTTGAGAATTTGCGATCTCCGTATTTATTAAACCCTGTTTGATGTTTGAATGTTTTACCGAATTTAACGTTCGGGCCAGAAGCGTTCGCACCTGTGATGTGCTGCATCATTCTCATCGCATATCTTTTCTTCTTATTATCACCGGATGCATCAGCTTCCCTATACATCTTCTGGTAATGTGTCATTGCTTCATCGTTATCCATTTGGCTTGGAAGCAAATCTAAACCATTATCCAATCTAGATTTCTTGTAGAAGTTAGCAAATGCCTCGCCTTTGGTTTCAGTTATAGGGAGTAGTAATTTATCACTAGCTTCCATATCCTTAATTGCTAACTCTTGGCTAGCTGTACTAACTTTAGATGCTAATACTTTAGCATCTTTCTCTTTCTCATTAATAACTTCATCAATAGCTTCGAAAAAGTAGCCAAACAATACTTCTTCCGCAACAAAAACCGCTACGAGAGCAATCCATCCCAAAGGACCACCTGTTACAAATAAAGCTTTTAACTTGCTAATATTTTTACCCGCTTTGGCTATTTTAACATACTTCTTCAATTCTGTCGGTGATAACCCCTTTAAGAATTTCTTAATGGCTTGTTTAATCCATCCAGGCTTTTTAAGGGCGGTTGGCTTTGGCTTAGGTCCAGCCGTGGTTGGCTTGGGTTTAGGTCCAGCCGTGGTTGGCTTGGGTTTTAAAATTCCCTTACCGGCGTCGTATAGTTTTTTACCACCGTAACCATACAGTCCCAGCTCTGCAAGGCTTGCCACATCTACTCCACCTAAAGGGTTTCCACCTTGTATGTTACCCTCCCCTGGTCTAACAGGCCCCACAAACGAACCACTACCTCCCATCATGGCAGAGAGCATTTCTTTGTGTCGCCTCTCTGCCGTGCGCTCTTTCTCGTTCTCTTTTTCTTCTAAGGCTGATCCACCAGTAGTGTCAATGGTGGTAGTCTTAAGGTATGTTAGCAGCTTCTCATCATGAGTTTTAAGGCTGCCTTTATCATCCTTCGCTTCCTTAGGAAAAAATGCGAAGGTCTCTTCTCCTGATTCCATGCCAGTATTAGATATACCTTTATAACCCAGCTCCCTAAGATACTCGACAGCTAGCTCGCCACCCTCTCCATAAAACAGATTTTGGCCCCTTTGAGAGTTATGTAATTTACCATCTTCACGCTTGGCATCAATCTTTAATAGCTTTTGAAATAATTCAGCTGACTTCTTCGTATGATTCAACCCTTCTATATTCTTATGCTTGCTAGGGTTCAACAAATCTCCGAACCCTTGCTCTATACCTTCAGAGATGCTAGATATATCAAACATCTTAGATTTATCTAAGTTGAAGCTCTTCTTCTCAACATTACCATAATGCGAAGCATATGATTCATTTGAGGCCCACCACCGCAGCCCAGGATCCTCTGCATCCATAGGTACAAAGGACCTACCTGGATTAAAGTTCTTGCCAGATCCCCTATATAAAACTGTGGATAGAGACTCGCTCAATTTTTTAGCTGTCTTTTCTATTTTCTTATCTTCTACACCACATACACAATCTAACATAGGTAAGAGTGCTTGTGTTTTGATTTCTGTTAATTTATAGACTATAGCATCAGAATTAGCCTTCATAGGGCCAATGTACTTAAGATGATCAAACATATTATCAAAACCAACCTCTATGCTTTCTTGTAAACCGCTTCCTCCTGCTCCTGCCCTCGAGAAGTAGTCTTTATACTTTTTAGGATTAGGAAAAGCATCTCCTTCACCACCATAATAGTCAGCTAAGGTTTTGAGGTCATCCCGCTTAGCGCTAGTTCTGTCTTTACGCTGGCGATCCAGCCCTATGACCCTACCCATATCCATATCGTAATAGCCTAATTGTTTAAGGCTACGAGTTACATGCTTCATATCCTCGTCACTCATTCGCTCGCGAGCCACTATTAACTTATCGTTGGTTATAGCAAGCACCGCTAATTCATCTTTGGCTTTATCCAGCTCTTTACCGGTCTTATTACCACTCTTTAAGGATTCTTTAAGATCTTCAAATTTATCAAGAATATCCAGTTTATCGGTTACCTCTATAATATCCATCACGCGCTGGGCTAGTTTTGCATTTTCCGTAGAAACGTTTTTAAAGATTTGTTTTCCACTCTTATCCAGCTCACCAGTGTTGACCCGATCAACTTTCATCGATTGTCTCCTCAACTCACTAATTGTTCTAACATTCTCTACACCAACTTTATCAATGGCTGCTTCCAAGGTAGAGTTAAAATCCTGCTCCCTCTGTAAATTATTATGACGCTCTGCTTTCATCATGCGCTCACGCATTTTCAATTGCTTAGGAGAATCTCCAGCAAGAAATCCATGCAATCTCATCACTTCCGTAGCTACTTGGTTTACGGCAACGTAGTTTTGCTCAGACATGTGCTGCATTCCTGCAAACATAGTGGAGTCTTGTTTTAGCTGTTTATTCTGGTGCCTGAATTGTTCGAAAGCAGCGAGACCTTGAAGCTTCTCAAGGACGTTCTGTTCTTTGATCTCCTCAACTATAGAATTGAGTATGGAGTTTTGCTTTTCGTTTAAGCTTCTGTTAGCTTCTAACGTTCTCGATTGCGATTTAGAATCTTTTAATTTGCGCTTATCCGACTCTTTTATATTTTCAGAAGTCTTTAACTTCGATTTACCTATTTTTGGCATTATTCTTTTCCTCTAATTCCTCTAAATGAGTCATCAATAATGAGATATATATCTCTCTTTCCCAAGGTAACATGCTTTCAAGTTCGTCCAATGAATACCCGTGGTGCTGCATCATTGAAAAGTTCATCCTGTAGTAGTTCTGCAGGTTGTCATGGGAAAGAGCTAGCCGAAAAAACTCTGGAGACCTCTCAGCTCGATATCACACTCTACTTTTGTCTTGGGGTTTGTTACTTTAATACTATGTTTTAACACGGGGCTCGTGGAGAAGAAGCTCTGTACCTTCTCAAGCATGCTTGTATCCATGCTATCGATAAATTCATCTATTTCTTCTTCTGACATATCAGCCCTATTATAAATTGAATCCTTATCATATACTTGCTCAATGCATTCTCTAATCAGGGCAAAAGCAAACTCTGTACCGGTGGCAGAAGAAAACGTTGAAGTCACACTGGGATATCCCATCACAACACCTATTTCATCGGTTAGCTTAATAGTTTTATTGTGCTCATCATTGTACTGCACCTTAACATCTTTCAAATCTACTTTGGCCGGGGCATATGTTTCATAGTCATCTGTACATAACACATTCAACTCGCTCACTTCTCCTGTAGATTTAGCTCTTATATTTAATAAAAGATACTCCACATCAAATGATGGCATGGTATCCACCTTAAACTTATTAAACGTGCAATTATCAACCGCTTGTATAGTAGCGTTGATAACATCCTTCTCTTCTCCAGTTTCCATCGCGATCATCAGAAGCTTTTCTTCCTTAACAAGATATGGTCTGTATTTAACCGTCTCTTTTGTTGATGGTAATTCCAATTCATATTCTGGTGTATTTAACTTAGGTAAAGTCATATTATAGTTCTCCGTATTATATAATTACATCCCAATCCTTAAAGGAAAAAGTAACCTTTAATTTTGAGAATTCGCTTGTTGCGCTATGGCTTGCACCTATAGCATCTATTGTTTTAGGGTAGCACTCGTTTATCCGTATTTCCCTTACAACCTCATTGTTTTGATCTAGCTGTCTTACACTCATAGTACCTATGTACGTATGGTAGTAATTAATATCATGGGTATTAATATCATAAATTCTATCTTGCCAAGCCTTGAAGTAATCTACTTCCCTATGATCATCTGTTAATAAGAACGTGATGTCATAATCATCAGCGTATGTCATCCCATCTGGTAAATCATAAGTGGCTTCATACCCAGCTGAGTAGGTTGATGTTTTTATATTACGCCCTAAGAACTGCGCGTCTTCTGCCATTAAAGACAGGTGGAGTGTATCAATATCTGTCCACGATGAATCTATTATAATCTCAAATCTATTAGGTCGGGCAAATTTAGTCGATTTATATTTCGCTAATATATCTGACGCTGTAAATGACGATTTTGCCATTATATCTTACTCCTTGAATCAGCCCAAACTTTACTGCTTGTAGCTTTCTCGAATTTGTGTACCGGTAGCATAGCCGCTAATAGGAAATCATCAGCGTCTATTCTTCTAAAAGGGCTTTTTACATGGGAAGCCAAATACCTCTTTATACAAGGCCTTACCTTTTTCATCTTACTTACTGCTTTCCAATTAATATTCAACTCTGTCTTTTCCGTTAATTTACCTGCACCTGATATGTTAACCATTTCATCTAATAACCTAACCCTAATAGCGTAAGGCAAGTAGTGAAAGTTAATACCAAGAAATCCATCTTTGTATTTCTCAATAGGAATAACCAGGGGGAACTTATCATAGTAGGGAAGAGTCTTCTTATGCTTAGGATCGTAAAAGAAGAAGTTCATTCTACCCCAATTTGGTGCACCTGATATTTTACCATCTTTTACTAGTTCCTTCTGGGAAGGGCTCCCTAATTCCTTAATCCTATTACGGTACCATTTGAAAGGCTCGTTCCCCTTCTTAATGTCATCTATTTGATCGAATATACTTTTAGGCATACTATTATTTATAGAGATGCTTCTCTGTTAATATATCGAACTCGTAATTCCGATCTTCACAAAACTTCTCGGCCGCTATCCATTTAGCCTCATTAATGGTCCAAGTCTTTACGGCATTCACGTATGATTTAGTCTTCCTCTTGGGAACCTTGGGTTTAGAGCATTGAGCGTGAGGCTTTACCTCGATTATCTTTTCCCGTACCCTTCCATTCCTATCAATCATCTTAATGTAGAAATCAGGGAAGTATCTATGAACCCTACCATCTAAAGGGCTTACATATGGTATAATAACTTCTTCCGAGCTCCACTTTAATATGGCATCGGTTCTATCACAATACAGCATGAACTTGCGCTCCCACATTGATCGGTATATAATACCAGAAGGGTTACCATTATACTTCTTAGGGTTTTTAGGTAAATACTTCCCCTTATACC